CATAATGGATTTTGATTATAAACAATATGATAAAGATGAGTTTGATATTGTTTGGGCTTCTCCTCCTTGTACTAATTACTCTCAATTAAAAAAATGTTGGTATGGTAGAAAATTAAAAGATGGTACAATATATAGTAAAGAAAGACATGAAGAAGATATGAATGAATCAGATAAATTAATTTATAAAAGTCTAGAGATAATAGATTACTTTAATCCTCATTATTGGTTTTTAGAAAATCCACTATCAACCTTAAAAGATAGAGATGTTTTAAAAGATAGATATTATCATATAGTAGATTATTGTATGTATAGTGATTGGGGTTATAAAAAAAGAACTTGTATATGGACTAATAAAAAAGAATGGGTGGGTAAGATGTGTGATGGGTCGGGAGCTTGTGGTAATATGATGGAGAAACAACATACATCAGTATTAGGTAATGGTTATGAAATAATTGATGGTAAAAAAGTATTATGTAATACAAAAGAAAAAAGAGATAAATTAAGAACAACTAAACAAAAACTTCATAGAGAAAGAATGGGGACTAGTAAAACTATAAAAGATGGAGATAAAATAATAAGATGCAATACAGCAGAATTAAGAAAAAAATATAAAGATTATCCTAATCTACAAAAATACGGACTTCACGGCACAACCCTACATCAAAGATATAGAATACCCGAAGATTTAATTTATAGTTTATTTTTAGATTAAAATATATATTTATAATATAAATGGAGAAAGCACCACCAAAGGTATTTAAAGTAAAAGACCCCGATCCCGATGATAGATTTAATGATATACATCCACATTTACCTCAACCACCATCATTATTATTAATTGTTGGTTCAGTAAAACAAGGTAAAAGTAATTTACTTGTTAATTTATTATGTAATCCGGATATGTATAAAGATAAGTTTGATGTTGTTAAAATTATTTCTAATACATTAAATGCTGACCCTAAAGGTAAACTCATGAGTAAATATTTTGATTGTGAAGACCATTATAACGATGAGATGATAACATCTATTATTGAATCACAGAAGAAGTATGAAGATTTTGAGAGACCATCTATAGCTATGGTTTTAGATGATATTTTAACAAAAGATTTTAAGAAAACAAATGCAGTATCATTTTTAGCTACAAGATTTAGACATTATGGTATAGGATTATTAGCATTTACTACTCAATCATTTAGGGCAGTTAGTGGATTAATTCGTAATAATGCTACTGATGTAATAATTATGAAGCAGCAGAATAATAAAGAATTAGAAAAGATAAATGAAGAATATGGTGATTTATTCCCTAATATATTTATGGATTTATATAAAAAAGCAATTGAAGATGCTCCTTATTCATTTTTGTATTTAGATATGCAAACAAATCCGGCAACAGCATATATTAGATTTGAGACAAAGATAGCAGAAGGAGATAAAAAATTATTTTGATAAAAAAATAAAAATAAATAATAATATATAAATGTACGGATCTAGACCCCCACAAAAACCACCACCAAAGAAAGCACCACCAAAGAAAGCACCACCAAAGAAAGTAAAGAAACCTATGAATCAGAAAAAACTAACAGAAGCACAAGAAAAAAGATTAGAAAAACATTCAGCTCATCATTCAAAGAAACATATGAATATGATGAGAAGAGATATGATGATGGGTATGAGTTTTAAGATGGCTCATGAAAAAGCACAGAAAAAAGTTGGTAAATAATTTATATTTTTTAAAAAAATAAATAATAATATATATAATATTATAAAATGGATTTATATGGGACTGGTGCTTCTATATCACAAGCTAATTCGCAAACTCAACAAGCAAGAGAATTAAATATTGAGAGAGCAGAGTTTAATAAAGGTTTAGCAGAACAATTAGACCAAGCAAATCTAGAACAAGATGAAAATAGAAAACAAACTTTAGCTAAAAATGTTACTAGTGGTTTAACTGCTGGAGGTAAACTAGCATTAAAAAAAGAAATAAGACAACCAATCGGTAGAGGTATCATGACTGGAGGTAAGTTTGTTAAAACTTCTCTAGCAGAAAGATTAGCTAAAGAAACTCCCGAAGAATTGGATGAATTAAGACCAGTAGCATCATTAGAGGAGACACAATCCGTATATTCTACTGGTGCTAGACCTCCATCTCCGGAGTTAACTAGAGGTGGAGCAAGAAACACATTAGAAGAAGGAGAACAGTTAACGGCAGAAGCTACTGATGAAGTAGGGGGGACTGCTAATGTAGCTGGTGAAGCAGCAGAAGGAGTAGAAAGTTCTACTAAAGCATTAGCAGCTAAAGCAGCAGAAGAAGCAGTAGAAAAAAGTGGATTAAAAACATTAGGAGAAGTAGCATCTAAAGCAGCAACTGTTGGTAAAGTAGGTGTAGCTGGATTAGGTGGTGCATTAGATGCTGGTGCTGATGTAGGTAGATTTTTAGAAGGTAAAAGAGGTATAGATGTTTTTGGTTCTAATAGTGCTACACGTGCTGGTAATATTATGAATATTGTAGGTAGTGGTTTAGAAGTTGCTGGTGTTCTAGGAGCAGCATTTCCTCCGGCTTTAATATTTGAGGCTTTAGGTGCTGGTATAAGTATTGCTGGTGCTGTTACTGAAGGTGTAGGTGAAGAAGAAGCAGCAACAGATACAAAAGAACAAGCAGAAGAAGATATTACTTCTCAAGCAAGAGGTGAAGTTGTATCATCTCAAGTAGAACAAGCTGTGGGACGAACACAATAATTTTTTTTTATTTTTTTATATTTTATTTTTTAAGAATTATTTTATATTATATATTATAAAATGAGTTCATATTGGAGAAATGATGATAAAATTAAAGTATCACAGACACAAGTTTCCGTCCCTTCAACTAACGGACAATCATATACCGGTACTGCCGGTCAATCCGGTCGCCGTGTAGATTTTGAGATACCTCCTAGTGTGAAGTTTATGGATGGTAAATCTACATATTTAAACTTTGATTTAAAAATAGCACCTCCGCCCGGAGAAGCACCCACCCGTCTACATTTAGACCCTTTTATTGGAGGTCAAGCATGTATTAAAAATATTAGGATTTATTCGGGTTCTCGTGCAGTTTTACTTGAAGAAATTAGTGAATATAATGCTAAAGTTCAGATTCAATATTCTTATAATCAAGATGAGAGTATGAGAAAAATGAGAGCATTAAAAGAGGGTTCATTACTTGATACAATAGAAACTCGTGGTACTCTTGGGACTTCTGTATCTAATAATATTGATTTATCTACTAATCCATACTATAAGCCAATTCCTACAGTTCCGGCAGCTCGTGATTTTAACTCTACTGATTTCTTAACTGCTAAACTATCTCTACCAATTCATACTGGTCTTTTTGCTGATGGAGGTGATAAGATTTTTCCCGTTATGATGACTGATGGATTATTTATTGAAGTAGATTTAGAAGACCCCGCAAGATTTATTAAACAATTAGATAGTGTTAATCGCCATCGCAGAATGAAGCAAAATCCGGTATTTCATGGTGTAGATGCTGCTGGTACAGCACTTAATATTTCTAACGGACAGAATAGAACAGAAATATTCCTAGCAAAATCTAATAATATGACTAGTGTAGAAAACTGCCCTTTTGTTAAAGGTGAGCGTGTAGGTATATGCTCTGCTACTGATCCTAATCAGCAAACTAATTTAACACTAACTTCTAGTGGTGCTGTAGGTTATCCGGTAATTACTGATATTTCTATTGATACAACACATGTTAAATTAACAGTTGAAGAGTTCCAAAATAGTAATGGTGGGACTGGTATAGAAGCTACTTCTAATAACTTTATTGTATTTAGTGCTGCTATAGACCAACGTAGAACTGCTATTGCTGATGATAGTGAGTTGATAGCTGCTAAAACTTCTTATGCTGCTACTTGTGAGTTTTCTAATCTAGAAATAGTTGTAGCTAAAGTAGGAGTAGACCCAAGATATGAAGCTGGTATGATGAAGAAGATGAGAGATGGAGGTTCAATTGAGATTGATATTCCTAGTGTTACTAATTATAAACATTCATTACTATCAACAAATAGAAATGCTACAGTTAATGTTGCTGTTTCTAATACAAGAGTTAAGTCTATGATTTGTATGCCTAGTGATGCTAATGTATTAAATAGTGCTGATTTAATTGCTGGGACTAACGCAACATATCTAGAAGAGGATAGTGGTATGGATGGGCGACTTCATTCTATCCGTTCCGGACAAGTTGGAGTGATAGACCAGTTAACATCTTATCAGTTGGTAGTAGATGATAAACTTGTTCCTTCAAGACCTATTGTAGTTTCTAAAATTAATAAGGGGACATCAATAGCAGCACAGCCATTAATAGAATTAGAGAAAGCATTAAATCAAGCCGGTATAACAGCAAGGTCATTTGTAGATTATAATCGTAATTTCTTGATTGGACGAGCATATGCACTAAATGATGGTGTAGCAAATCTAAATAATAAATCTAATCAACTTCAACTTTTCTATAATGAGACATCTGTAGCTGGAGTAGATAGACCACCAACTCGCAATAAGCTTCTATATGTATATATGTTCCACCTTCGCAGAATTAGTATTAAGGGTGATGCAGTAACGGTCACTCTTTAAAAAAAATATATATTCTATAATATAAATGAAGTTAGAAGAAAGAGTAGAAAATTATCATAAAACATTTCCAAAATATTCTAAATTAATAATCAATAGAGATTGTATTGAGGGTATATGGGTGATGGGTAATAATTATACAACAAAAACAAGTTTATATGGAGCATATCCATACGGATATTTACAAAGAATATATTCTTTATTTCCATTAATACCAAAAAAAACTTTACATTTATTTAGTGGTTCATTACCCGATAGTGAAGATTATGATAAAGTAGATTATAATACTGGATTTGATGCTGAATCTTTTAGTGATTATATACCACATGATATTTATGAATTAATACTTGCTGACCCACCATATTCAGTAGAAGATTGCGACCATTATGGTTGTTGTATGGTTAAAAGAAATATAGTATTTAAACAAGCTTATAATGTATTAAAAAAAGGAGGTCATTTAATTTGGTTAGATCAAGTGTTACCAAATTATAAAAAAGAAGAGTTTAAAATTATTGGTAGAATTGGTATGGTTAAGTCAACTAATCATCGTTTTCGTGTGGTAACTATTTTTGAGAAATTATAATATTTTCTATGTATCTTTTATTTTTTTTTATTCTAAAATTATTTTATATATAATAATATAAAATGAGTGTTTCTAAAAAGTATCTTTCTATTCAGCCGAATAATGTACCAAGCACGGGTAAAGTATCATTTGCTCGTGGTAATCCGATTCTTACTATAACTCTAGGTAGACAAGATGGTATGCTTGATTTATCATCTCTCCGTCTTGCTGGTAAGTTGAATGTATGGCGTGATGCTGCTGGGACATTACCTCCAACTGATGCTGCTGCTACTGAATTAAGGGCATCTCATAAATTAGGTATTTATGGAGTAATGGATCAGCTTGTTTTCCGTCATGCGGAGACCAAACAAGTAATAGAACATATTAGACATTATGGTAGATTTATGAGTTCATATTTACCGGTAATGGCTGGTTCTCAAGATGTAGCGGGTCATTTAAGCGAGACTGCATTAATTTATCCTAATTATCAATCTTTCCGTGATAGTGTTATTCGTAGGTCTGCTGATGGAGTAACAACTCCTAATGAGTTCTGTGTTCCTCTTCCTAGTGGTTTAACACTTGGTGAGAGTATGCTACCACTATCAAAAGTTCCTCTAGAAATAGAAATCCATTTAGCTCCGGATAGTCAGTTTTTCTATTCTAGTGATGGTACAACTGGTAATATTGCTAACGCATTTTATGAATTAAGTGATTTAGAAGTAGCATGTGAAGTATCTTATGGAGAACAATCTCCCGATAAAGGTCTATTATCATTTAATAGTATTACATCATATTTCTCAACTCTAGAAACTACAAATAGTATTATTAATTTTAATCTTGGATTGAGTAAAGTTTTAGCAAGTTTTGTTAATTTTGTACCATCTTCATTTGTGAATAATTTAGCTCAAGATGGATATTTAACATATATGCCTTCATTCCTTGTTAGTGGGGCAGCCGCACCGGGTGCTGACCCTCCGCAACCAGCGGGACACCTTGGAGGAGATATTGCTAATATAGAAACTATTTCTTTCCTCCGTAATGGTGAACGTTTCCCAAGTGCTTTTGAAGTAGAAAGTGTACGTAGTGCTACAAATGAGACACCGGTTGTTGATAGTCAAATTATTAAAACTTTCTTATCTAGTATTATTCCCGAAAAAATGCATACGAGGACAACTGCTTCTCCACTCAATACAAATCGTAATTTTACTGTTAATAATAATCTTACTACTGGATATAGATTTATGCCGGATACTGGAGGATTATATGGTGTTGGTGTTCTCTACGACCAACTTGATAGTGAAGGTGTTGATTTCTCTAATTCTCAATTCAGTATTCAAATGACTACGGGTTTAACTGATGGTAATCCAATCTCCGCATATCTATTTATTAAATCTAAAGTTGTTGTAGCATGGGACGCACAGATGGGAGTTCAAGTAATTCAGTAAATATTTTCTATGTAGTAATTTTTTTAATTTTATTTTTTTTAACTTTTTATATATTAAATAATATAAAATGACTGATAAAAGTGATGTATCAAGTGATAGCATTCCGGATCTTATTAAAATTGGAGCTATTCCTAGTGAATACGGACAGATGCTCCACACCGATATTATAGACCCCGTAACATTTAACCAAGATAGAGTAAGATTTACTTTATCAAGAGTTGCGGGATTTCTTCATTCTAATTCTAAAGTTACTCTTGCGGTAACACCTAATACTACTACTAGTGCATATTATCCTCTAAATATTGGTATTAGTAATTTAATCCAATCTGCTCGTCTTTCTATTGGTAATAAAACTGTATGTGAGATAGATGATTATTCTCATTTCCATAGTTATCAATCTTTATTTATTACTAATGAAGATAATAAAGAAAGAGAGCAGTTTATCTCGCAGAGATGTATTAATCACCAACCTATTTATGATGACCGAGTTGCTAATGTTGTTGATAAACCTCCTAATTCTGCTAAAAAAGTTGGTCTTGATGTAGGACGCAATCCAGTAGTAGCTGCGGGTGGTGGTGCGGGTGCTTTTGAACTATTACCATTCATGAAGCACGATGCTACTTCAGCTCAAACTATAGCTGATGCTCCAGTTTATTCTGTATATTTAAGCGACCTTTTCCCATTCCTCCGTTTTAATCAGCTTCCTATGTTTATGTTAAATGAAGAAGTCCATATTGATATTACATTCACCCCTCAAACTACTTCTCTAGCTGGTGCTGGATTATCTCGTCGTATGTGTATTGATGCTACTGAAGGTGGTACACCAGCAAATACAGTTGTATCTTATTCGGTAAATCAAGATGAAGTCAAACTTATTTATGATAGTATTACTTATGATGGAGATATTATGGAGCAATACGCAAAACAGAATCAGAAACTTACTTTTCAATATGTGGATTATCGCCTTGCTAAAAGAACGGGAGCTCAAACAGCATTCGCAGACCTTACTTTCCCAGTAGGTGGTAATGGGCGACTTGTATCTAAAGTAATTTTAGGTCTACAGAAAAACGAGAACTTTACTCCAGTATCTCTTCTAAATGGTGTTATAGCTAAAGATGCTGCTGGTACAACTCCAGCTAATTCATTATCTCTTAATCTCTTATATAATGATTTATTTGAGTTTAATACTGATAGAGATAATTCTGCATTACTATTCCACACTCTTCAGTCAGCAGAGGGACAAGTTCCTATGATAACTAGAGATGAATATCAAACAACTCCTACATCTGCTTTAACACCCGAAACATTTGAAGGACACGCACAGAATAGCGGGACTGCCGGTATAGGTGGTGTTTTCCGTTGGTCTGCTATTAGACCTAATAAGGGACAGAGAGTAAATAATAAGGGTATGGATTTAATTTATAAATCACCGGGTTTAGCCGCAGAAACTTATACTCTTCGTGTTTATCTTGAATTACTCAAGGTTGCTACAATTGAAGATGGGATGTTTAATTGTTATTTTGCTTAAATTATTTTCTAAATAACATTATAAAATGAATTGTAGATGTGCTAAAAAAACATGTGAGAGATGTGAAGAATATGGTAAGAAATGTAGAAAATATAAAACTTTATTTATAAAACAAGAAACTAAAAATGATGAATTAGTAGAAATGTTAGAAAGCTTAATAGAAAGTCAACAGAAGATAGTTGAATATTTAGATAAACTAAAAGTGGTTGGGGTAGATATCAAAAAAAATACTTCTCAATCATTTTCTAAAGATGAATAATTTTAAACATTTACCCCTACCACTTTTTTTTCCGTTAATTTAATTTAAAAAAAAATCTATCTTTATAATATAAATATGAAGATAGATAGTAAAAATCCCGTTGAAGATATAGAAAAATCTAGACCTCAATTAAAAACAAATACAGTTAAACAATATGTTATTAACCTTAAGAAATTACAAAAAATATATGATACTGATGGATATGACTTCTTAAAAAAACCCGATGATGTTATGGATAAAATAAGTGATCTCCATTATTTAAGTCAAAGAAATATATTAAATGCAGTTATTGTATTATTAATGGCTCTTAATCATGATGAAGAGTTTGATGGATTACTAGAAGAATATGGTAAGATAAGAGATGATTTAAATGATAAATACAGCGACGAACAAAAGAGCGGTGTTATTAGTGATAAACAAAGTAAGAACTTCGCAACAACTGAAGAGATATTTGAGATGATAAATAAGATGGCTGAAGATTTAAAACCAATCAAAAAGAAAAGTAAAGATGATATAACTAAAAAGGAGATGCAGTTGCTACAAGCTTATACCTTATTTAATATTTATGCTAGAATGCCGTTTCGTAATGATGTAGCTGGTATGATGGCTATCAATCAAGCACAATATAAAAAGTTAAGTGAATCAGAAAAGAAAGAAAATAATTATTTAGTTGTACCATCAAAAGGTAAAATATATTTTGTATTGAATAAATATAAAACAAGTAAAAAATATGAAGAGTTGGATTTACCAATTGAAGATGCTAATTTAAGAAAGATATTAAGATATTATATTAAGATGAATGGTATGGGTGTTTTATTCAAAACTTCTACCGGTAAACCATTAACTAGAATAGAATTAAGTAAAGTATTACTTAAATATAGTGAGAAATATATGGGTAAAAAGATATCAACAACTCTTTTAAGAAAGATTTATTTATCAAGTAAATATGGAGATATGAAGGAGGAGTTAGAGAAAGATAATAAAGTCATGGGTCATTCAAAGCAAGTAGCATTAGATACATATGTTAAGAAATCAAAAGATGATGAATAATATATTTTATTTTAATCTATCATCCTTAAGAACATCTTTATTAGCTAGAATATATTTAATTACTTTTTCTCTCATATCCTTATCTTTTTCTTCTTTAGATTTAGCTGGTTTCTTTTTAGCTGGTGCTGGTGTATCAACTTTCTTCGGCATCTTTTTAGTTTTCTGTTTGAATGTCGCAGTAATCTTTTTATTTTTATGGTCTATTTTATAACCAAGTTTTTCTATTTCTTTGATTAACTCATCACGGGATTTACCTTTTGGATCAATACCCATAAGTTCATCATATTTCTTAATTAGTCGTTTTAGCTCGGGCAACTTCATTTTATCATCACTCATTTTAGGAGGCATCTTTAAGTATATAATATAAAATAAAAAAATATGTTATAATATAAAAAAATGTTAATAGATAAATCGCATTCAAAAAAAGATATAGTTAATTTATTTAGAAAACATGGAGTAATTATAGATGAAGAATTAACAAAAAATAATATAGTTACTAATATTGATTTTTATATCAAGGATTTTAAGTATGATGATAAGATAAAAAATTGTACTGAATTAAAACAATATTTGAAGAATGTATCTACTAAACAAAGACCAACAACACAACAGAAAAGAGATATAATGTTTAAGGCAAAAAAGATTATTAAATGGGGTAAGAATGATTATATATATGATGGTTCTACTTATATGAATCAGATAGACCCTTATAATGATATAATGGATATACATATGTGGGGAGATTTACCTAGTGTGAGAAGAGCTTGTAGATTTTATAATTATAGCCCTAATGCATCTAATCATGTTAATCCTATAATTACTGAAGAAGTTGAAGAAGAATTAAATAACAATAAAATAATTAAACAACAAATAATTTATAAGTTAACAATTAAAAGAGCTACAAAAGAAAATCCAATAATGGTATCTTTTGATTAAAAAAAATATAAGTTATATAAATGAGTATTTTACTTTTAGGAGATTGTTTAGAAGAAATGAAGGGGTTAGATGATAATAGTGTAGATTTAATATTCTGTGATTTACCTTACGGACAGACGAGCTGCAAATGGGATTGTAAAATAGATTTAGAAAAGTTTTGGATTGAAATCATGAGAATAAAGAAAATAAATACTCCTATATTTTTTACTACTACTACCAAGTTTGGAGTTGATTTAATAAATAATGCTCCTAAAAAATGTCCTTTTAGATATGATATAGTATGGCTAAAGTCAGCTCCCGCTGGATTTTTAAGTGCTAAAAAGATGCCTTTGAGGAAACATGAATTAATATATGTATTTTATGAGAAACTACCTTTTTATGATTTATCTTCACATAAACATAAGTTTCTTAAAGAAGAACCCAAAAAAGAAGAATTATGTAAATATGATGTTAATAAAAATGTATTTGGTGGAGGTAAAGAAGGAAGAATTAAAATAAGTAAAGATAAAAAAGATCATCAACAAAAATACGACCCACCATTACCTACAAGTGCATTAGAAATAAAATCAACAAGAGGTAAACATAGTACAGAAAAACCCGTTGCGTTAATGGAATGGATTTTAAAGTATTATTCTAAAGAAGGTGATGTAATATTAGATCCCACGATGGGTAGTGGTTCTACTGGTGTAGCATGTAAGAATATGAATAGAAACTTTATAGGTATAGAGAATGATGAAGAAATATATGAAGTTGCTGTGAATAGAATAGAAGATAAAAAAGTGGTAGGGGTAAATCTTAAAAATAAAAGTAGTTGAGACAATATTTAAGATGAATTATTTTAGACATTTACCCCAACCACTTTTGAGATATGCGTTTTCTTCAAAATTATTTTCTATATTATAAGTATAAATATGGATTATAAGAAACAACAAAAAGATTTAAGTTTTGGATATAAAAGTGAGAATGATATTCATTCTATTCTAGAAGAACATTTTGGTAAATTATTTAAGTCATCATTAAATCCCGAAATGGGAAAATATTATGAGTTTGATAAATATAATGAAGAATATTTTATAGAGATTAAGTCAAGAAGAATCAGACATAATCAATACGAAAGTTTATTCTTTGGTAAAAACAAATTAGATAAAGGAGATGATATACTTAAGAAATCTCCACATTTAAGAATATTTTATTTATGGGTATGCATAGATGGTATTTATGGATGGGAACATAGAACTACTGAATATGATATAGAACAAAGAGGAAGATGCGATAGAGGTAAGAATGAGTATAATGATTGTGTAGATATAAAACAAAAAAATATTAAACCATTAAAAAATCTTCTAGATAATATAAATGGTTGAGAAAGTAAAGATAACTTATCAAGGTAAATCCCGCATGGTACCAAAAACATATGTTGAAGGTTTAAAAGGGAATGATAGAAGGAAGCAAGTTAAAAGTATTTTTGAAGGAACATTTAGACCCAAAACAAAAGCACCACCAAAAAAGTCAAGTTGGACTGTTAAGTTTAATAAAAAATATGGTAAAGAATTAGATAAGATGAAGGGGGGAAGAAGTAAAAGAAATATATCAAAGGTAACGGGAATACCATTCAAAGCTATAGATGAAGTATTTAAGAAAGGTGAAGGTGCTTATTATTCATCGGGGTCTCGCCCTAATCAATCACCTCAATCTTGGGCGTATGCCCGAGTGTATAGTTATATACTAGGAGGTAATGCGAGAAAAACAGATTCGTCAATAACAAAAAAATATAATGTTAAGTTTTAATATATGACTTATAAAATCATTTATGCTGACCCTCCATGGAATTATACGGCAACCAGTAATAAAATACCAAGTAGAAATAAAGACGGACAACCATATAATGCTATGAGAATGATTGATATATATGATTTTAAATTACCCGAAACTGATAAAGATTGTGTATTATTTTTATGGGCGACTGCACCATTATTACCCGAAGCATTATATACAATTAAATCATGGGGGTTTGAATATAAAACAATTGCTTTTACTTGGATAAAGAAAAATAAAAAATCTACTAATACTAATTTTTGGGGTATGGGATCTTGGACGAGAAGCAATCCCGAATATTGTTTAATAGCAACTAAAGGAAATCCTAAAGCAGTTAGTCATTCAGTACATTCAGTAATAGAATCACCATTAGAAGAACATAGTAAAAAACCCGACATAGTAAGAGATAAGATTGTTGAACTATGTGGAGATATAAAAAGGATTGAGTTATTCGCAAGAAATAAATATGAAGGTTGGGATAGTGAAGGTAATCAATTATCTTGATTTCTTCATAGGCATAATTAAATATCCATTCAATC